TTTTAAACATATGCCTAAGACCATGATCATAAACATTTTTTAATCCTTCAGTCATAACAGGTCTTATAATATCAGGTATAGAGCTAACTGCTGCTCCACCCATTCCAACAAGAACATTAAACGATTTCATCTGCCTAACAAAACGACTGCTCATATTGTGTGGGTCTTTAGATGCTCCATAAGTTCCTCTCAACCTATCTCTTAAACCTCTTACATCTCTTAAATCATCTGCTAGATTTTGCTTTAGCTTTTGCCTCTCAGCAGTAGTGGGAGCTTTTTTAATTAATTCGTCAAATTCTTCTGTTATTTGTTGAATAACTTTAGACATAGATATATCGCCAAATCGCCTTGTGATTTCAATGTCCATACCCATAGTTTTTGTGTGGTGTCTTGCAAGAACCTCTATATCATTTTCTAAAAATTCTTCTATCAATTCATCGGGTATCTCATACTTTCTAGATTTTGTACCACTTGCCTGGGTAATCCAATCTATTTGTGAAGTTCCTTCGTCTAGATTGAAAAAAGGCTTACTCTTGGTGTAATCCATCATTACATTGATTGCAAACTCATCGCCTTTGGCTTTTGATACGCCTTCAGTTTGCTGATACCATTGACTAACTTTATTTATAAATTTTGATTCATTAGCCATAATTCTATCAATTCTAGCTACTTTAGGAACATATCCCAATGCAGTATTAAGTAAAACACCACCTTGTCTTAAATCTATCTATTAATCTGGCTTCTGCTTTTGCTAATAGCTCTGTAGCTCCTTCAACACCTTCTGCAACTTGTTTTTTTAAACCAGCTATTGCTTTTTGTATATCACGTTCAAATAGCTTTACATCATTTGCATTTTTCTTAATTGTTTCAAATACTTGTCTATATGCTTTTGCAGCTTGATTTACATATGGAGTTGCATCATCAATAATCTTGTCTGCATCACCATTTCTCATGGCTTTAGCAACCCTTTCACGAAAGCCAACTTCTGAAAGTGTTTTGCTACGTTTAATTATATCAGCACTTTTTTGTCCAAGCATTTGTATTGATCTTCCAATGTCGCCTTGCTTGGCAACTATTCCTCTAAATGAAAGATAGGCTTCATCTGTTGCTCTTATGCCGTCCATAAGTAAAGTTAAGTATGTGCTTCTAAAGTTTGTTTCTACAGATTGATCCATAGATTCTCCAGCAACAGAACCTCCTCTTACTTTCTTTTGGATCATGCCACCCATATCAACAAGTTGTGCTGACAGTTTTCTGGCAGTTATATTAATGCTTTGACTTAATCTAGTAACAGGATTCCATTTTAGTTTTTCTAAAGCTATACCAGTTTCTGCTAATGCTTCTCCATTTAGTGTTTGCTTCAATACAGCAGGGCTATTTGGATTTACCATTGCACCAGCACTTCTAAATATTCCTTCTTCGCCTTCTTGTGCAAAATCACTTGCTGGGTACATACTTTTAGCTATTCGTCTACCAAACAAACCTCCAACTGAACCACCAATAAGACCAGCTCCTACTAATGGTATAAGTGTATGTGCAAGTTCACTTCTACCTTCATTTTGAGATGCTATAAGCAATTCTTCAGGTGCATATAATGCCGTAGTTAAAGCTGCACTACCTACAAATCTTTTTAAGAAACTTGTATTTGTTAATGTTTTAAACGTGCCGACTGGTGCAACTATTAATGGTGATATTAAACCACCTAAACCAGTTGCAAACAAATTACCATGTTCAACTATATCCATGTCTTTTAAATCTTCTTCTAACCTTTGAAGTCTTACAGATGTTTCATTTGAACTAGAACTATTTAAAAACCTCCATTCATATCCTTTTGGTATCTGTTCATCTTTTAAAGGATCGTATGATGGATTATCTTCAAACCCAGTGTTTTCAATCATTCTCATTATTGAAGGAATAGGACTATATTGCCTGAAACCAGCTTTAAAAGATTCAGAAAAACTGTATTCCTCAGGAGCCATTACGGGAGATTTATAAACGTCAGTTGATGAAGCTATCTCCATGTCATTGGCATTGTACATAGATTCATTTACTTGTTTTAAAGAGTTTGTGTATGCAGTAGTTTTAATCATCTTAAATCAAACCTAAACATTCTTTTATCATCAAAAAATTGTTTTAATTCTTCTATGCCTTCTTTTGATTTTACATAATTAATAATAGGTAAAATATTACTAGGAGATGTAGGTAAATTATTAACACCATAAGCTAATTTATTATATGTATTAATTAAGTTAATCCAGGTCTCAGCTTGATCTCTGTTATTCTTTATAGACTCCATAACGGCATCTAAATTATTTTTAGCCATAAAATCAAAACTACCTAATAATTTTCTCACACCTCCATTACTTATCTTTTCTAAAGCATCATAATAATCTTCATTTAATTGTGAGTTTTCCCATTGCCAACGATAATTTTCAGCTAATGTTTCATTTGTTCCATCTTGTGCAAATGCAACTACACGAAATGTAGGTTGTCCAATTTTTTCATTATTGGGAACAAACATTATGTCACCATTTTCAATAGCATCTTTAATAAATTCGTTCTGTGANCCCCCACCAAATGATTTATTATATTGCGAAAGCATATCGGCAATTAAATCATTTTTAGTTATCTGCAATGGATATTTATTAGGAATTTGGCTTTGTGCAACACGTTCAATGCTAGGTCCAAGCATTAAATAAGCAACACCATTTTTATCTTTGTTTAAACTAAGTTGACCACTCATATTAAACAGTTCACTTTTTACGGCTGACAAAAAAGCTTCTTCTGGTTTATTAAGATTTAATCCGTGATTTAAGGCTCTGTATTTAACACCTTTCATAATTTCATTTACTATGTAAGGATCATTAATCATAGCCGTACTAAAATTACCAAATCCTTGCTGATCCAGCCATGCTCCTAATGCAATATTTTCAGTGTCTTTGCCATCAACCTTAAATCCAAAAAATCTTTGTAAACCAATATTATCAGATATTTCTAAAACTTTTAATATGCCATCTTTAATCATGTCAGTATCAGTTAATTCACTAGAACTTAGATTAGGGAAAATAGAACCTAAATTTCTATTTGCTGACACACTAGAGTTTTTACTTGCAAACCTTGTTGCGTCTTCTTCACTAAAAGATGAGTCTAAAAGATGTAATTTTAAATCATTTCTATCTGGACCAGAAAATGTTTCCCATTGTGTTTGCCCACCATCTACACCACCTTTTGCCTTTATATATTCTTGTTTAAGACTAAAGTAAGCTCTTTTGGCAAAGGAAAAGGTTTCGTCATTAGTCATTCCATTTATATTTGCAAATATATCTTTTAATTGTTGTGGCAAGTGACCAGTTGAAATAGCCAGACCTGTATAATGTTTTATACTTGCCTCTCTAATATCAGGGTTTGAATTTAAAACATCAAAGGCTTCATCTTTACCATTATATTGAAATGTCAATTTTGTTATTTTATCAAGTTCATTTTTTTGAGTGTTGTTTAAAGGTATGCCATTATTATTATAGGAAGCAACACTACTTAATACATGAGCCGTTAGATTTGTTTTATTACGTTCTTTTTCATATCTATTAACTTCGTTTAACCAACCATCTCTGGTAAAAGCGTGTTCTTTACCATTACCTATAATATTATTCTTAATAAGTTTGTTTATATATTTATCATCTCTTAATTGGTTTGGAACTAAAACAAAAGGTGAGTTACCATTCATAGCAAGATTCATATTAGCTTTAAATATAGCACTATTTTCAGTTGCATAATCATCAGCTATTTCTTTTGCTAATCCATATATTTTATTTTCTGTAGTAATGTTTAAATCTTTATTACCAATTTCTGACATAAGACCATGTAACATTAAATGTTTTTTTCTATTTTTTAACCATTCTATATCATCAACAGTAAAGTCACTATTATCATCTGATCCAGCTTGTTCAACTACACTTATATTATTATTCTTAACTGCTCCTACAGTCCTTAATAAATTGTCGTTATAACTTTTAACTGAATTTGTGTATGAAAGTTTATTTCTTGCTACTATTGCATTTTGAACTAAAAGCTGATCTCCAGGTTTTAATGCTGTTATATCTAAAGATGTGGGTATTTTATTGTTAACCAATAAGTCTAAGAGCATATTGTTTTTATCAGTTGTGGATTTTTCAGTAATTGTTTTTTGATTTTGAATGTCTATTGAGTTTAATCTACTAATTTCATTTATCATTGAGTCATAAATAACAGTATGCTTTACAGTTTTATCATTAATAAATGAATCACTTACGTCTTTTGCCATTTTTAACAAATTAGCATTAGACATACCACTAGTGTGTGCCATATTTATTGCATCAGTTGAAACAAGGCTTTGTAGTTTAGTTGAGTATTTTAACTTAGCCTCACTTACAACTGTTCCGTCAGTTCCATTATCAGATAATAATTGAAAAGCATTTTTTTTGATGTCAGTAATAGCTTCGTAATCTGCTGGGTCTTCTGATCCGTTTATAATTAAATTAGCTTCTTGATTTACAATATAATCTAATGAAGTCACTGCATTGTTTACGTTAGATTTTCTTACACCATCAAGTTGATAAGCTGAAGCTTTACGAGTTGCATCGCCCCATATCTTATTAAGTCCTGGGCTTATTGCCGTCCATACTTCATTTGATACTTTTGATTTAAGGCTATTCATATATCCACTGCTAGCTGTTTGAACTAACAATTTACCATTTGAATCTATTTTACCAAGATTGGTTTGCAAAGATAAATTAGCATTTTTATAAGCATCGTTTTGTATAGCTAATCCATAACTATTTATGGCTTGTTTTTTAAAGTAAGCAGAAGCTTTTGTTATATTAGATTTATTGAAAATATCTGCTGTAAATGAATTTAAAGTCACTTGATCTAAAGGAATAGGAACATTATTACCATCAACCCTAGTGCCTATTTGTTTGCCTTGCTTTTCAGCTTCAATTATAGCCGTATCTAATTGGTTTTTATCTACTGTTTCAGTAATGTTTGTAATGGCATTAGCTATGTTTTGACTAGCTTGTGCCATAGCTTGTCCACCACTATCAGGTATAATGCCAGTTGGTTGGACAAATTTACTTCTACCTATGGTTCTTTTTATAGCCATTAACCTGTTCCACTTTTATTTGCATAATAAGCTTTAGTGCCTGATGAAGCTGCATTGCCGATACCACTATAAATTGCAGCTTTACCTTTAGTTTTTGATGCACTAGCACTTAATTTAAATTGACGTTGCTTAGACATACCCATCAATTTAGTGGCACTTATGTCTGCATTAGCTAACCTTGTTTCACGTCGTCTAATATTTGCCATTGATCCACCAGTACCTACAGAAACACCACCCCCAGCACTTGATGCTGATATAGAGGCAAGTTGTTCTCTTAACTGTGCCGTTCTGTTAATAGCTTCTTGGTCAGCTTGTATTCCAGCTAATTCAGCTTGCTCCATTGAAGCTTGGGCATCATTTGCATATGCTTTTTGTGCTTGCCTTGCTGCAGCCAATGACATAACTGCTGATATTCCATAACCTGCTGCACCCATTAGACTTCTACCTCTAATAATATACCGTTTAACGTCATCGGTAATGGCTCCTCTTGTGTTATCGTTACTCTGCCTTCCTTAGACCAACCCAGCAGATAAACCTCTTTTCTTTGTGTTAAAGCAGTTGGCTCTTGTGAAAAATCATCTGTTACATTTCTTAACAGAATTCTTGTACCTCCAGCTTTCACATTAAGTGTCGATACTAAATCAAGCACGGCTCTGACTATTCTACGTTTCTGACCTACACTTACGCCATCTGGTAATTGCATCTCAGGGGGTAGAGTGGTTATCTCAGGCGTATAAGCCAAACCTATTTCAACTGAGGTAACGGCTTGATCTAATGTAAGCTGACCACTGCCATTTGTAGTAAATGTTCCCAGGGAATAATTACCTGATCTAACCTGAACGGCAGTATTAGGTAGATGAGCAACAGTCCATGTAGCCGTTGCACTTGCAGTTTGCTGAGATGCCATATCTGTATAATAACTATTCTGAAACAACTCTAGACTAGTAACTGTAGCACTATTAATTGTACGTTCTACAACTGCATATATCTGTCTGTTTACATTGGTTATATTCTTAAAGTTACCAGTGGTATCGTATCTAACCCAGCCTTGTACTTTCTCTTTTCTAATAGACATAAATACGGGCATATGACCATCTGAGTTCAGTAAGTATAAATAACCTTCCATTTGGTCTGAAGATTCACGTTGAGCCTCAATAGCTATAGGTGTTCCAATTATATGCTCTGATAATAATGTTATTGAATCTGAATTGTAAGCTTGTGATATGTCAGAGAATATAAACTCACGAATAGCACCTTTTGACTTTGTTAAGAATACAACTGCACCATCAAACTCTTGTGGCTGAACTGTGCCTGATCCAAAGCTAGTTTGCTTTTTTACTGTTATAGTAGAAGGTGTTAGGGGCTTATTCTCAGATGTTGGAATGTATAATTCTTGCTCTGAAGTGTATATAGTTAAGAATCTAAATGACTTCATAGCTTTGATTTCAGATACCTGTGCTTCGGCTATTTGTATCTGTATAGAGTTATCGTCTGCACCAGTACCAACATCAAAGTTTGTAAACTCTCCAATCTTTGACATAAATAAAAAGTTAGGCAGATCACGACTGCCACCAAATATCAATCTTTGATCGTGGAATGTAACTGTTCTTGCATATCCACGTATACTTGAAAACACTGGTTCTTGCCAATCTGTTATAGCAGTTGTGTTTGCCAATGCACCTGACAAAGTAGCCGTTACTGTTGTGGCATTTGTATAGGCAGTTATCTTAGCATGACGTACTAATGAAGCTGAATCAACAAGACGTATATAAAACCTACATAAGCTGATGTAAATGCATCGGCACTTGCCGTTAATGTTACCGATCCACTTGTTGCACTTGGTGTTATGGTCGTGGCACTTGATGCAAACTTATAATAAGGTTGAAAGCCAAGACCAGCAGATTCATCAAAGGCATAAGCAGATATAGCAAAGTTTGTCGAACTAGTTCTGGTTATCTTTTGCATAGCCATATTAGGGTGTGTCACAAACATTGTATCACCACTTTGGCTTACAACTAACGATCCAATCTGAGCCGTTGCCCACGGACAACTTGTTATTGTCTGCAATATTACTGTTGGATCAGAAATATCTACAATTCTTAGTTTTGTATTGCTGAATAAAAGTAAATAAGCTTCATCTTCGTCATACACGTAAGCTTCACTCTGATAAGACTCATTTGCAAGGGTCTGAAGGTATCTAAGCCCTGGTCGCCTAGTGCAACCACCCTGAGCCTTTAACCTTACGTTACGGAGTCTAAAAGCTCCATTACGATATGCATCGGCATCAACCCTAGATGACAAAAGAGGGGATAACTCCCCTGATGAAAAATTTGTAGTAAATTGTCTTAATAACGCCATTCATTCAACTTTCAGCAGTTCCTTCAATCTGTGCAAAGATTCCAGAACCTAATCTAATTCTATGGTATCTACTTAATGCAACTTGTTGTGTTGTAACTTGCTGAGCATCTCTAGCCTTGGCTCTACGAAATTGTAGGTCTGCCATTTCTCTATATGATTTGGCAATGTCTGCTTTTCGTGTAACTGACAAAGCCAAAACTGATGCAAGTCGATATATAACCCAAAGGGTAAAAGCTGGTGTCCAATATTGAGTATCAACTCTGTATATGTAATTTAATACAACCACATCGTTTTCACTGGCATTTATGTATATGTATTTCTCATAGATATCATAAGTCTGTACTGCTCCACCTATTGTAATAGTTTGCACTTGGATAACGGCAGGGTCTGTCGGTAGGGCATAAGCTGAATCCCATCGATCAACTGGAGTATCAGCTAGTCGTGATAATACAATCTGACCAGTTGCAAAGTTCCAGCTATTTTGTGCTAGACAATCTTCGACAATATCTTCGTAGCTTGTATTCATAACCAATGCTTCATCTGTTGCATCGGTAAATGATGATAGGGGCTCCATGCCTACTAAGACCATTGCCCTTTGTGCTACTTCAATATCGGTTTTGGCAGTGTTTGGCATTATGTACCTTTAACTAATCTTTTTTTACCACCACCTATTAAACGATCTGTCATGGCTTTATTTTTAATTGATTTAGTTTTACCAGTTCCATGAAATTGATTGCTTACAACATCTGGTACTGGAAGTTTTGTCATCAAAGTGTCTATAGGACCTGGAGTTTTATGTTCAAAACCCATATTCTTTTTGTAAGATTCAGAGTAAGATTTACCACCCATAGTTTTAACGTACTTTGCTCTAAGCTCATTTTTTTTCATACGTTGGCTTTTGCCAAGCTCAATATTTTTCTTAAAGTTATTCATTACTTAACCCTTTTATATTCGCCTTTGTTACCATTAAGAGTAGCATCGCCAACCTTCTTAGGCTCCATAACTTTAGCTATAATTCCAGGAACAGTTATGTTTCTAAGACCCTTAACTATACTGCCCATAGTCTTTGCTGTTTTAATGCTTTTTTTAATATTATCTTTTTCTATTGCACCTGATAGGCGATTATGTCTTGATCCATGCCTAGCAAATTTTTTATTTAAA